GCGCCGGGTTCTTGTCACCCGAAGAAGGCACTTCCGCCGTGTAAGTCACGTCGGTAACTCCGTCATTTTTCTTGACAGTCAGATTTGCGATACTGGGCATTGTAGCTCCGGTAAAGTGAGTCCCTAAAATTAAGGGAGAGTTGACCAAGCCTTAGAGGGCTTGGAGGAGGAGGCTAATGGCTGTTAAGCCACGTTGCCAGGATAAGGCCTTAGCGGGCCTCACGCGCAGAACAGGTCCTGGGATAGGACCAACTGTCCGCCCAACATTACAGAACTCAGATGCCCATACCAAGCGACGGAATGGAATATTCCATCCGCCGTCCCAGTGAGCATTCCAAATCTCTGTATGTTCGTGGGTAATGTGTCGGAACTCCGTTCGAAACGGGTTAATCAGACTAAGTCCATAGAACTCGGAAGAGCTCTTCAAGACGTCATTAAGATTAACAAACCAGTCAGCAATGAAGCTGAACGGGACCAGTTCCCAAGCAAGACCCAGTGGGTTTAACAGACCCAGACGATTAGCTAGCCATATATTAGGGTTTGAAACCGAAATGTATGCTTCGATCAACCAGCCTGACTCATACCTTGTATTTGTCATAAGCAGGTGATTAGAGGACGGCACGTACGTGCCTGCGATCTCAGCCTTTTGGGCTTTGGATCTAATTCTGAAAGGTGGTAACCCTCCAGTCAGAATGTCCATGCTAGACTTAATGTCACCGATGAGGGGCGCCCAGCCGAAATGAAATTCGAGCCAGTTGTTACCGAGAGACTTAGCATCCCTTTTGAGGTTGTTAACTCTCCCCGGACGCGTGACACCTAAGGCATCAGCCGCATCGTTCCATCGGAACCGACGCAAAGCCACAGCAAACTTAGCCAATTGCACCAATCTCTTGGTGATCATAGCGTTAGCTTGATGGTGCTCCGCGAGATTTGTAGCTATATCCGCAGTCACACCTTCAGTATACTCACCCGGCTTTCGCGGGGTAAGGGGATCCTGAAGGGAGGTAAGAGAGTTCACGAACTTGGCGTAGGCACGGTTATACGTGTTATCGACCAGATTCTGAGGCATCCCATACCAAACGTCGGAAACGCTACGGTACGCAGTTGGATCAGTGTCAGAATGACTCACGATCCTTCTACTATCCAACGTGAACGTGAGAGGAAGGTTGTAAGGCTTCTTCTGTCGATACCATCTACGATAGACGGTTATCCAATCGGGCTTATACCCGAGAGACGTTGGTGGACCTTTCAAGGTAGTAGTACGCTGAAATGGCCCAGAGATAGGTGCAACCATAGGAGTCCTTTCACAAGGCTCCCCATGGGGCTTCGGTTAAGAGCCGGTTTTGCACGAAGATTAGCGCGTTCCCAAGGCGCTAACAACGCAGTATCTCACTGCGTCTAACCGCTCGGTAGGGGGTAAGTTCAACAGGGTTGTTGAACGCCTACCAGGCGGGTGCAACTCCTTCACAGGAGTTGGCATGCGACCTCTCACGAGGAAGCAAGAGAAAGGCACCAGACTATCGACGACGCACCCCGCCCAAGGCGCGAAGTAAGTCTTTCAACTCCGAAGCTAGAGCGAAAAGCTCGAGATCTTCGAGATCCTGTAGAACCTGCTTTCCAAACTCCTTTGCATCTAAGATGCCAGGATGTAAGGAATTCAGTTGTTCCGATAGGACTACAACTTCTGCTTCAAGCAGATTTCGTGTTGAAATAGACATACAAGCTCCTTTAACGGAATGACGTCGAAGAGGTCTGGTG